CGACGATGTTGGTTCTGTCGTAAGGGTCTATGCCGGCGTCGACTTCTATAACGTGGTCTGCTTGGGTGCTGGGTTTTCGCCTGCACCAGTGACAGACGGGTTCGTCTTGGATGACTTGGGCCCGTAGTTGTTTCCATTGTTTGGTTCCGTAGACAGGGTTGCCGCTCATGTCAAGAGCATAGGGCAAGGTCAAGGGAACTACCGCCCAAAGCGGAAGGGCACCGCTTCGGTTGGTATCATCGTGCCGTGTGTGAGTGTGTGGTTTGTGTCCCCCACTATTTAGGGCAAGTAGCCCATGGAAGCCTGTCTAGTTTTGTTCGGTGGACAACCATTCGCAATGTACGTTTGAACGCTGATCGCTCACAATGCGTGAGCGTCTACCCTCGTTTCCGAGTGTTCCCAGAGCAGGGGTCAGATTCCTGCAAGGGCTAGTGAACGCCTCTGTGCGCTCTGATGGTGTCAGTTGTGTTGGGACGCTAGACGCGCTCGCCTGTGGATATCAAGCAGGGTCAAAGCTGAACTTCTCTAGCCATGTCAATTTGACCCATTCGCCGTTTAAGAGCTGTTCAGCGAACATGATGTCTGGGGTCTTGTAGAACTGTCCGTTGATCGTCAAGTATTCGACGTCACGGTTTGATATAGCGATAGCAAACACTGGGTGCGTGAAGTAGCAGTCGTTGCCTAAAGTCCTAATGCGGATCGGGTTGGACGGTTGGATGTATTCAGTCATTGTCGGGTTCCTTGGATAGTCGGTCGCTTATCTTTTGTAGGTCTTTGGGCCGCCAAACGTGGACTTCCTGCCCTGCGTCTTCCAGCATGTTTAGCCATTCCCACTGAGTATTTGACACAACACCTTTGTCGGTTTTAAGTTCCACAAAAATGGTCCCTCGAATTGGGTGGGTCATCACTAGGTCGGGGAAGCCTTGGTCGCCTGTTGTTGGTGTAATCCATCTACCCGGTCGGATTTGTGCGGGTTGGGTGTGCATAACTTTCCAGCGATGCAACTTAGCCAAGGTGATAACTGCCTTTTGGAACTCTGCTTCGGATGGGTCAGCCACCTTTCATCAGCCTGTCTATGAGTTCTGACGCTTCACGCTTGGTGGCAGGGACTGCACCCTCCCAGTTTTTAGCTCTAAGCATCCCCAATTGCTTGGCGGTCGGCGGTTCACCACTTGACCCAAGAGTTTGGTTTCGTGCTGGGGCTTTCCTGCTCATGTGGTGCAGTTCAAACGGTGCAGTCGGTGTGTCACTGTTTGTGCTTGTGGATGCCAGTTCTCCACCTTGGCGGTACACCTTAACGATTTCCTCTAGTGAGGCACGGTTTTTGGCACCTTGGTATTGGTAATTAGCAAGTGCGCGTCCAGCGGCCGAGGTCTCACAGTTCTCTAGGGCACTTGTTTTGTTGACCATTGACGAGCCACGGACTTCCTCGGCAAACCCTGTCGTTGTCGGTACCGGATCAGCGATGTCGGCATATAAGGATGCTTTCATGACGATTCGGGTGCCGTCGTCAACAATGATTTCGGTGACGATGCGTCCGCGTGGGCAGTCTTTCCAAAACAGTGGGAGGCGTTCTTGCACTGACGCGTAGTCGGCTGGGTTGAAACTCATCAGTAACCACCGCCAAAATCTTCTTCATCAATTACATGGGCTTTATCAATTTCGTTTTGAATTTCCAAATACAAATTCGAATTGCGACAAACAGCGTCAAGAAGTTGGTCACCTTGCAACCCAGTACTGCGACGAGTGTTTTCCATAAGTTCTTCATACATCAAAACAATGTTTTTCCATCGTTGTGAGCGTTGAGACCATAAAACTATTTCTGTGTTATGGCGTAATTCTTGTTCCCATATTTCTTGATCTTTGTTTTTCATGTTTCCATGTCCTTCAAGTGTCGGGCCTGTGCAGGCGTTTGGTTTTTGAGTTGATTAACGACTCGAATCATGGAGACACAGCGAGCAGTTTCCTCAACTGTCATTCCTTGAAAACCGAACTCTTCAGCGCATTTGAGACAGATGCCGCGTAACTCGGTACGCATCCGCATATCAGCCGAATTAAAACCTGACGCGCAAATGTTGCAGTTCATTTGAATCCGCCCAGACGCATGGCCACGATCGCATCTTGAGTTGACCGGGTCAAATTGGACAGATAAATGCCGTTCTCCTCAGCAACATAAGCCAACTCAAACAGCGCCTTACGCAACATCTCAATATCTGTCTTTTGAGCGTCTAACTGCCAAGCGGCTGCTTTCATAGCAATCTCAGCTTTAGCGATCGCGGCGGTCATGTCCGCTAACTGTTGGTTCATGGTCGGGGCTCCTTGATTTGTCGGTATTTGCCGTCACGATATACCAGCGGTGTCGCTGGGTTTGTGTCGGATTGTAGTTGGCGTCGTTCTTTCCATGTGAGACCCCCCCATATGCCGTAGCACTCAAGTTGAGTCGTGGAATATTTGAGGGACTCGGCTAGGCAAGACGGCCTAACGATGCAGGTCGCGCAAACGGCTTTTGCTTCAGCAATTTTTTTGCGTGAGTACCGTTCACCCGGTTCAAAGATGAACAGGTTTAGATCCATGCCTCGACAAGCTGCGTGATCCCACCAGCGGTCTAGCACAGTCGCCAAGGTTTCCATCCGCAACCGCCTGTCTCAGCGATGTCTGAGTAAAGCAGAAACGCAAACCTGAGGTTGAGAGTCGGATCTGACATTGCTTCAGCAAACGGCATACTGAAGATTTGCTCTACATATTTCGTGTGGATCTCATTTATCTGTGCGACACCGTGGTCATTCCCATTGAACGATGGATGGGTGTAACTCACATTTTGGCATCGGGTTTCTTTCCACAGTAGGCGACCTAACTTTTCGAGTGTCTCAGTGTTGTTGGGCCACCCGACAGAGATCGCTGAAGGGAACCATTCTTGACATTTGGTTTCGGCTGGTACGTCTGCGATCCGTGGGGACTGCAAAACGGTAGTAGTCGTTGACACTTGGGTTGTTGTTGTGGTAGTGGTCGCTATTTCTGTGAGCGCCTCTAAGCGGTCTTGGATCTGTTCGGGTGTCAACATTGCAACTGTGACCGTTCGGGGCACAGAGACCGTTTGAATGGTGTCTGTGTCGCCTTGGACGCCAGTGAACGCCCACAAAGCACACAAGGTGTAGGTGGTTATGGTGATTATGGCTAGTCGTTTAAGGTTCATTTAGTAATCCTCTGATAGGTCCGCAACTGATTTGCGGGTGCTGAAAAATCCGTCAAGCATCGGTTTTTGCATGATCTCTCGGGCCATAAAGGCGCGGTAGTTGTTGTTGAATTTGAATTCGCTACTGGGATCGTTGGTGATTGCGTGTTCGTAGCGCAAGACTTCAATAAGAGCTGCGATGCCGTAATGCGTGTATCCGCGGTGCATCAGTTGGTAACACATTTTTGTGAGGGTCGGCATGACCCACGGGTTCGCCTGTTTGAAGGCCTCATATTTGAGCATCTCGGGTGTCTCTACGAGTACATCAAAAATAGATAGTTGCATTATTCCTCCTGCGGTCGGGGTCCACCTATTGGCGGACGCACTTGGGTTGCAGTCATTTGACCGACTCCCAAGCCGAATGTCAAGGCACTACGCAAAGATTTTGGCGAAAGCCTTTTCTATAGCGGTCGCAGAGTCACTCATATGTGGTGCCAATTCGACGTGAGTCCAGTCCCCACCGGGTGTGCCAGCGTTCTTTTGTGGGGTCCAAGCCTTCCATGCGTCACGGTCGCATCGGTAGCCACCGCCGTATTTAGTCAGGTTCGGGATCGGGCAACCTACGCCGTCATAGCAGTGAATTTCCTCTATGCCGAGAATGTCGCGGTGAGTGAACAGGAACTCAACCATGGCTTTGCGTGCGTCCGCGTTCTGTTTGGGCGTGCCTTTACCTTTGAGGTCCACGGCGCGCCATGTTGCGTGAACACTCAGATTCGCTGATCCGCGCATAGGTCGGTTGGCGTAAATACCTATGGATTTCATGCCACAAAGAAATTCCATGTACTCGACGAACCGTTTCGTACCGGGTCGTTCGGTCGGATGGTTACCGTCTTTGTTACCTGTGTACGGTCTAGATGTCATCTTTTTCTCCCTTGTCTTTGAGCCCATTACTTGCTAATAGCCCCGTCAAAGCACCAGCCAAAACCAGTAAAACGCTTGATAACACTTCCCACGCTTTGGAGTCGTTAGGCGACACTTCCAATGGCTGGACAACAAACGCAAGCGAGTACAGGATCATGCCAATACTCATGATGAACGTGAGCGCCAGTGCAGCCCCTACCATCAGGACAAGACGGGCTTTGATTTCGGAGTTGGTGTATTTCTTCATGGTGTGGTTGCTCCTGTTGAGGTGTCACATCTTGGGGCTGTGGGTTGGGTTTCGCAGTTGTGTCGAGTGCGGTCAGTGCATGAGGTGACAACAAACATGAGGGCAACAATAACGGCGGCAGCGACAATCAGGCTTTTCATCAGGCTGGCCCAATATCTTCCACTAAAAGAAACCCGATGATTGTTCCCGACCTTTGCGCTTGACCTGTACCGGAACTGCATTGCAGGGTTGCCACCACGTTTTGTGTACCAGCAGTCAAAGTAACGATGGCTTGACAAATTCCGCTAGTCGGGATTGCGGTACTCGCAGACTGGTTTAATTCTCTAACCTCGTTTTGGACAGCACCTGCAAGGTTTGTGAGTCGAATCCTCAAGGTAAAGACTGCGTTTGCGCCTGCGCTTGCCAAACTTGGTTCTTGATATGTGATGCGGTAGTAACGGTTTGCGACAGCGGTAAACGACGAGCCAGTAATCATTACTTCTTCGGCAGTGACTGTTGCATCGGTGGCAACGACAGTGTTGTATGCCATGATCCCACGAGGGAAACGGTTCTGTTGTGCCGCTGTCAGAACGGCACCTGACGAAAAGTCTGTGTTTGGGTTAATAGCCATATTTCTCCTTTACCAACCTAAACGGCTGGTGTCTAAAATACCTAGAAAAGTTGAGTCAAGTGTGAAAAATTGGTAGTACTGAAGCGGGCTCATATCAAAAGTGACTGTTGTTTGTTGCGGGGTCACGTTGAATGAGTAACCCTCAACAACAACATCAACTGCGGTGCTCACTCCGCCGGGTGGCGTATAATTTAATGTGACAGTTCTAATAGGGCCAATAAAATCTGAAAAGAATTGGTCTAAAGCAGTTTGATTTTGCGCTCTATCGGTAAACGAACAACTAAATCTTAGCGACGCAGGGTCACTAAAAGTGTTGGCGATCCAACTGGCGTTCCCGTTTGCTTGCGTGGCGTCATAGTCAACGGTTTGGCTGGAATAAAAAGAACTGCCATAAGTTGAAACAGAACTGGCGTTTGACACCGTTTGATCGGCTACACCAGTGCTACTAATAGTCGCATTGTTAATGAACTGCAAGCCATTCTGGATTCGATCAAAAGACTGATAACCAATTTGTGTGGCGGTAGCGGTTCTACCTAGTTCTATTGGATTTGGGCTTACAACTTCATTTCTTCCCCGAATACCAAGGTTTTCTTCATAGACAAATAAAAAACCTCGTTCAGTTGTAACAGCCAAATTTATATAATTAGAAACGGTTCCCGAATAAGTAATTGCTGAACCAATTGAAGCCGAAATATCAAAAATACCACCAAAAATTAAATCTGTAGGAAGTGGCCCACCAGCAGAAGCGTTCAAGTCTTTGCATTGTTCACTAACTTTGTCTTGCGGTATTACATACGATTTTGCTTGGACACGGCCCGCTCGACTCAACCAGTCTGCACAAATCAAGGTTGCCGTGTTTAATCCAACATCACCCGGTGCATCGTTGTAGTTAACTTCTTGAACCCAAAAAGTATATTTAAAATTGGAAATGTTATCAACAATCGTACAGTTGATTTCTGTTCCGTAAGCGATGGTTGACGCATAATCGGCGGCGTTGTTAATTGTCAGATTAAGAAATTTGCCTGAGTAAGTGTCAAGATATTTCTCTCGCCCAAAACTGAAATTAAAAGACAAAACTTTGTCGGTGATGTCAATGGCTCCAAAACCTGAACCAACAGTGATTTGCCAAGTGAGTTTGGTCATTACATAGTCCGAGTGTTAACAGGCACAGGACCTGACTGGCGGACATAGTTTTGCAACGCTCGAACAACCTCATTGGGGTCGGCTGATGTGACCGTGATGTTGATGGTGCCACCGCCACCCATTGCGTGGTTCGGTGTGATGTTGCCCGCCGATGACGGTGTGAAAATCTCTGCTCCCTGCTCGCCCACAAGATAAGAAGTACCGCCCATAACGGGACCGCCAAGGGCTTTCGGAGGGAGAGGGCCAGTTATACCCTCCAGCCTGAAAGAGTCATAGACGTTCCCGTCCATAGACCCGTTAGCAAGAAATGTCGCGAGGGCTAAAGCGGCGGCTGGGCCTTGAGTTTTGAATCGAAGCAAAATGTCTTTAGAAGAAACGGTGTCAATACCGCCAGAGATCGCCGCTAAGGCCGTGACAAAGTCAAGGGCTTTTTGTTCATAGGCGTCAATGTCGGCTTGGCTACCTGAACCAAACGCTTTAGCAGCTGCTGCTTCTAATTCTTGAAGATCAATTTTGGCTTCATCTAACGCAACTTCTTGTGCAAGGTTGTCGGTTAAAACTTTCCATGCGGCGTCTACATCAAATAAGGCTGTCTGCGTATCACGTAAGGAACTATTAAACGGCAAAATAGCGTTAAGACGAGCGTCTTTAATTGCATCTTTTAATCCGTCGGTGTCTTCTCGAGCCAAACGCATATCTTCGGCGAACACTGGGATCACTTCTTTTTCGTCTGAAAACAAACCAAAGAAACCGCCAATGGCATCAGAAGCAAAACCAGTGGCCTTAGTCAGAAGGTTAATGCCGCTCAAATTTTCGGTGATCCAAGTAACACCCGGAATACTTTTGAACATGTCTCGAATCTCAGTGACTTTTCCAATTAAGTCGCCAACGGCAGACAACGCTGGAACCAAACTTTGACCTATGGAAAGCGAAAGATCATCAATGATGTCTTTGAGTTTGTCCATGGTGTCACGAAATTCTTTGGCTTTTTTGAGTTCGGCTGGATCAATAACTTTGGCATCTGAAACATTGCCCAAAGCGGCAGATAGATCGTTAGCGCCCATCTCAATCAGGGTTGACATTGACTGCCAGCCCTTGCCAAGCAGCTGCGCCGCAACTTTGGCTTTTTCGGCTGGGTCTTTAATACCTTTAATTCGTTCAATGGTCTTTAGAAATGTTGCGTTGACGTCTAAAGAACCGTCTTTGAGATAAACAAGATCAACGCCAAGATCACGCACTTTGTCAGGGTCTGCACCGATTGTTTTGTTAAGGCGACCGATAGCGGTTGATATGGCCTCAATCGGGATTCCGATATCTGCGCCAACTTCCATATATCGGGAGGCGTCTTCGATTGCTAACCCTGTTGAGGTCGCAAACTTTTCGGCTCCTAACGCTAACTCTTGGAACGCTTTGACACCGTCAGTTGCAAATTTGGCTAATGCGACACCGCCAGCGATAGCAAACGAAGCGGCGTTGGCTTTGACCGCATCAAGAGCGGCAGTTGATCCAGCCTTAAATTTGTTCATGCCACCCTGAGCGTCAGCAACGGCAGTCTTGAAATTACCAAAAGCGGCTTTAGCGGCTTTAATGCCACTGTCTGAGAATTCGGTCAGAATCGGAATGTTGATTGCCATTAGCGGTTCACCTTCATCAATTCTTTGTTCGCTTCAAAGATTACCTCTTTAATAACAGGCTCTAAAGCTTTTTGGAAGTCTGGGATCGCTTTTTCGCCACCAGCCCAAACCATGCGCGACGGACCGCGACCAATCTTTTGCGTAAGTAATCCCGAAAAGTTTGGGCGACTACGCGGACCGCCACGACCTCCACCGCCACTTTTGCCAGCCATGTCAGCGATCGCGAGAGCCGCGCCTTTTGTTCCGACGGTAATTGTTCCAATAGTTTCAAATTGTGCGCCTTTAACAATGTTTCGTTTACGGGCTTTGCGCGTGTTCGTTTTGACAACGACGTTCTTTGTCTGACCGTTTTTCCACCCGGTACGCCACTGGCCATCCATGCCCCGAGTGGGCGACGACGACGGGACCAGCGGTGTGATCGCGTCAACAACGACCTTACCAAGTTCACGGATCTGCTTGCCGTAAGCCTTGCGAAGTTTGGGATTTATGGAATTGATTGTACGCAACGCCTCTTTAAGGCCAGTTGGTTTGAGATCAATTCCAAGACTCATCGTTTGTGTTTCGCTTTCTCGTTTTCCTCAACCAGTAAGCGAACCATCTCATCCACAACCGACGCTGGACACTCCATCAGATCCAACGGACTGATGCCTGTCCTAATTGCCAGTTGCGCTATCAGGTTGACTGCGCGTCCTGCTTTGGTTTCTCTTTTGGGACAAACGTGATGTCCCCTACTTTTTCAACCCACTTGGGAAACAGTTCCACAATTACGCCACTCGAGCGCACCGCGTCCCATGCCAACCAAGCCAAAGCCTTGAATTTCATGTTTTCTAGAAACTGCCCGACGGATAACTGTGGATGATGATCTTCCCACCTGCACGCCACACCGTAAGTGATCGGTGCCTCGTGTGTTTCTCCGTCGAGCATTTCTACTCGTAATTTCATGCCAATCATGTCGGGGTCCTTTGTTTGTGTTGGTTAGATCAGGCTACGGCACGAACCCAAGTGCCACCAGTGCCCGTAACGGTCATGGTGTCAAGGGAGCCGACGGTGCTTGAAATTGGCATAAACGACGAGATCATCATGTTGGTGATGGTGTAGATCGGATTGCCGGGTGCAGCGACACCGCTGTCAGGTGCCACAATGACGGTGGTGTCACCGTCGCCAACAACATCTGACAAATACTTTTCCACTGAGGTCGCGCCGTACTCAAGAAGCACAGTTGCCGAAACGCTCACCGTTTGGAGACCAGCGACAAACTTGTGCCCAGTGGCTCCCATGACGGTCGCTTCTAAGGAGTCAAAGCCTGCTTCGAGGGTGATAGATGAACAGTTGAGTGAAATGTTGTTTGCGCCAATGGTGATTTGTCCACTGCCTTGGTAAACGATTGCCATGATGTTTTTCCTTTGTTAGTTAGCGTGT